CCATGTCTATCTTTTCGATGAACCCAAGTTCTCTCTCAAGATTACTTGACCTATGCTTAATTGAAATAAGCACAAGCTTCGTGCACGGTGAGCGCGATCTTAAATCACATTTCTCTTCTCTTCTTTCGAAGATTCAAGTCCTAAATAGCCAGTCTGGCTTAGGGTTCTTGAATGAATTGAAGATAAATGCGGAATCGCTACGTAGTTATTTAAGTCTTTATACTACGCGTTGGTCTGATGAAACCTCTCCCACTGGGAGGAGGATTTGGAACGATGTGAGCGTGACCAGACGACTCTTTGAAGTCGAAGCGGACGATTATGTCACGCGAATGTCAGAGCTGACAGAGTTAATACTCGGTAAAGGGCTCGATCCTTGGGATCGTGCTCAGGAATTTCATAAATTCCTCTATCTTTCAATGAACGGAAAGTTAGTTTCTGAGTTTAAACTCGCTGTCAACATGATATTCGCAAGATACTTTGGTACCGACTCACCCACCCTGTCAGGTGGGGAGTTGGGCATAAATCTGCTTCCTCGTCGTTTGGTTCACCATCTAAAGGCATATGTACTCTCCAAGAGATACACCACCCATAGGAAATTGGAAAATGATATTGTGATCAACACTATCTTCCAAGGGCTGAAAAAGGGCCTGCTTCCATTGCGACCTGACGCCGTCGATGCCTCACTGTTAAAACATTGTGAGGCGTTGACAAAGTCGGGAATCTGCGATGAGGGCATTCTTGATGGAATGGAAGCTATCATGGAGGAGGAATTTAGAGGTTTGCCTAAATTCCTGGCGCGCTTTGCAAAAAAGACATATCCTTCGGATATTTCTTCCTCGGCATGCATCGGTGGCACGAGAGCAGATCTAGGTCATATTCTGTATTCCAGAGAAGAGATCGATTCAGAACGAATCGTTTCATCTATCCTGGGACAATCCCTACAAATTCTTCTTACCCATCGAAGGAATCTTAATTCCTTCGGTGAGGAGCTTTTGTACGGTCAAGAAAATGATCTGGAGCTAGCTGCTCGAGCCCGACTTCGAACTGATAATTGGTTATCGAAGCCACGAGTCATGCCCTGTGTAATTCTGGAACCTCTAAAAGGCCGGATAATCACGAAACCCAATCCAGGGGAATACCTAGATATGCGAGGTCTTCAAAAGGGACTTTGGTCGTACCTACAGAAATATAAAACTTTCTGTTTAACGGGACGACCAGTCACTAAAGAAGACATCGCATATATAGGTGCTTCCTGGGATTCTGGGAAAAAGATCAATAGTGGGGATTTCTCCGCGGCGACCGACAATTTGAAGTCGGAAGTCTCGAAGATGATCCTGTCCTATGCACTAAGTCAGTGCAAAGATCAATCGTTGATATACCGGGCTCTAAAGAGCTTCTGTGAAGCACAGATAGATTACCCTGAGACACCCATAAAAGAACCTATGGTGGGGGGTAAGAGGAAGGAAGTATCTTTTTTGTCAAAGTACTCGGCAAATGGGTGGAAGGCTACGGGACTAGAAGCTGTTCAATCGAATGGTCAACTCATGGGACATTTGTTGTCCTTTCCAATTCTTTGTTTAGCAAACTACTTGATATTCAAGTTAGTTTACAAAAGAATGGAAAGACAGGCACCAAATTGTCTCATTAATGGGGATGACATTCTCTTTGCGGCCTATCCTGATGAATACCAAAACTGGTGGAAACTTGTTACACAGGTCGGATTTATTCCCTCGATGGGGAAAAATCTCTTTAGTGACAAGATTGCTCAGGTCAACTCTCAACTGTATAGGTTGGATACATCGTCTGTTCAAAAGGACGGTGTTACCAAATACTATGTGAGGAGAGTGACTGAGATTCCATACTTCAGTTTTGGGCTTCTTCTGGATAGAGGAAAGGGCAAAGAATCGACTCAGACGGTGTATCGGAATGATGACATCGCTGAGGAGAATAGAACGGGCAGGCTAGTCGCCTTCTGGAGGATCTATGGGGAACTCTTGGCACCAGGTATTATACCGGTGGGCTGGGGGAAGAAGTCGAAAGTGGATGCACTCTTCCGAAGAAACAATCAAGCAACTCTTGATTTGTTTGGAAGACATCGCAAAGACTTGGATGTGACAGATCGGTCACACGAGATGGAATCAAAATTCGATTCTCTCGGCGGCTGTAAAGCCGATCCAATGCTCGAAGCGGCAAGCATCGTTTCTTCTTTCTCCCGTGCTCTTAAAGCACAAGCGGAGTCCTCAGTCGCTGATTGTTTTCAGCGATTTAGATCTTGGAAAGGTCGGGTAAAGGCGTATGGTACATTTGACCAGTACGAGCGTGCGGAGGCTATAAAGAAAGCCTCCATCGTATCTGAGTCTTGGAAAACTGGTTGGTTCTCGGAATCTGCGGTTGTAGCGACAGTCTCTTCTTATAGAGAGGTCGAGATGAATAGGGCTTTGAGCTCATTCTATTCTCCTGTTAATAACACTACTGCAGATCCGTCTACCGACGGTTCAGTTTTCCCCTGGGAGTGATTCCCCCAGGTGCTTGTCACAAAGTGTGACCCCAGAGATGGAAATCTCCTCGAGAAATTGCGAGACAGGCCGGAAGGCCCTGTTCTTGATTTCGTGGCTACCTAACACTAATAGGCCATTGCTGAATTGATAACTCAGCAGGCGGTTAGGTAGGCTAGCAGTATTGGCTTTCACGCCGACCCCTTGACGGACTTATCATCTGTAATTGGGTCGGGTTACGGTCCAGTGTTTGCCTTTGTACGAGAACTTGCTCATCACTTAAGTATTCTTCTTTACCAATTCAGGTATTGAAGTCTACGGATGAAATAGAGTTACGTCCAAAGGGCACTGGCGTATGTGTTAGCTGTGTACTTTGCTAGGAGCAAAACACGGAATTCGGAATGGGGAGACCCCAGACCGTCGCAAATCTCAGGAAGATCTCT